AGCTAGTATCGTATGATACCATATCCATCTTGTTTTGTAAGCATTTTCTATTGTTAAATCATCAGGATCAGGTGAATCGTCAATCTGTTTCTTAACTAGATCGTCTTCTTCTCTAGAACCCCAAAGTATTTGATACCATTTCTTCATAATTTAAAGTCTCCAAATGTATTTTCTTCGATATCTTGTTTAATCCCACCAATGATGTACGACTCAATTTCCGTCTCTTGAGGAGCGTTTTGTTGTCCTCTTGATGATAACCAGTGTTGAGTCCATGGCAAGGGGTTGTTTCTACTAGATATGTCATATATAGGTTCTAAACCGATACCTCGTAATCTTTTATTACAGATATATTCTACATAATTACCTAGTAGTGTTTCAGATAGACCAATCATTGACCCATCTTTGAACAAGTATTTAGCCCACGCTTTTTCTTCGTCAACTGCTTGACGATACATATCGTAGACTTCATCTTCACATTCTTTTATGACTGACAACATTTCTTTATCATTTTCAAACTTCTTATAGTTCTTAATGATATGTTGTGATATAGCTAGATGTTGTGATTCATCTCTTGCTATCAAAGAAATAATCTTTGCAGACCCTTCCATGAGTCTTAATTCACCAAATCCAAATGTACAAGCAAATGATACATAGAATCTTATACCTTCTAGTATGTTGATTGATATCATCATCAAATAGAATCGTCTTTTGAGTTCTCTGACATCATTTACTTGTCCAAGTTTCCATCTCATTGCATATTCAATGAAATCATCATATCCTTTTGTAACAGACTCAGCTCTAGATACAATCTCTTTCGTGTCAAGTATTGTATCAAAGACTTCTGTTGGATTTGGATATAAGTTTTTTACAATATAAGTGTATGATCGACTATGTATAGACTCCATAAAGTCCCAAGCTAATATACAACCCTCAAGTTCTGGTATAGAACAATACGGCAGTAGGGCTAAAGCTGGACCACGACCTTGTACAGAATCAAGTAGTGTTTGATACTTGAGATTTGCTGTAAAGATGTGTTTTTGTCCTTCGTCTAGTGATTGATAATCATTTCGATCTTTCTGTAGAGACACTTCTTCTGGTCTCCAGAAGTAACCTAATTGTGTTTGTGTTAATTTGTCAAATATCGGGTATTTGAATTCATCATATCTTTGCGTGTTAAGTTCTTCACCAAAGAACATAGGTGCTTTTAATGTGTTTACTTTTTTTCTATTGAATATACTCATATTGCACATGCTTCACAATCTTCTTCATCTGTATCAAAATCTTCATAACTGTCATTCGCTAATATATCAACTACTTCTTTCTCTGTATCGGCTTCTATATCTTCATCTGTTTTACTATCGTATGTGTTTTGATAATAAGATGTTTTCCACCCATACTTATATGTATTTAACATATCTTTTGCCATTTCAGATAAAGGTACTTCGTTATTCTCATAGTTCTCTGGATTATAACTCCAATTACCTGATATAGCTTGATCAAAAAACTTTTGCATCACTGCAACTATTTTGATATAACCATCATTGTTTGGTTGTTCCCATAACAATGTATAAAAATTCTTTAAATGTGGATATCCTGGTACTATTTGTTTCAGAGGTCCTTTTTTAGACTTCTTAATACTTAAATAGTCTCTTGGTGGTTCTATACCATTTGTCTCATTCGATACTACAGAAGAACTTTCACTTGGCATCTGAGCAGATAGAGTAGAGTTTCTTACACCATACTTGATGACTTCTTCTCTTAAAGACTCCCAATCACACTCTAAAGGTGCTGATGTTATATCATCTACATCTTTCTTGTAATGATCTATTGGTAGTAATCCTTGATGATATTTAGTTTGACTTACATATCCACAAGGTCCTTTCTCTTTTGCTAGTTCTACTGTTGCTTTGATTAGATTGAATTGAAAATGTTCAGTTAATCTATGTACTAATTCATGTGCTTCTTCATCTTGATATTTGACTTTGTTTTTTGCTAGAAAATGTGCTAGTCCAATATATCCTATACCAAGACTTCTTCTGTTTATTGTTGAATGTTCTGCTGCTGTCACAGGATATTTTTGATAATCAATTACTTCATCTAACGCTCTCACTGCTAGTTCACATAAATCAGGTAGTTCTTTAAAATCACTTGTTAACTGACCAACATTTACAGCTGATAAAATACACAATGCTATCTCACCATTAGAGTCACTAGGACTTTCTAAAGGTTCTGTTGGTAATGTGATTTCTTGACATAGATTTGACATATTGATTTTAGCTTCTTCTTCGTCAAAAGATGAATGAGTATTACAATGGTCAATATTCATGATGTAAATTCTACCTGTCTCTGCTCTTTCTTTGAGTAACTCCATGAACAATGTCTGAGCGTTTACTTTAGTTTTGGGTACTGAATAAGCTCTTTCATACTGTTCATAGAGTTCATCAAATCTTTCTGTACCAAAAGCTTCATATAAACCTGGTACTTCATGTGGTGAAAATAATGAAATATCTTCATTCTTTAAAAATCTCTCATAGAATAACTTTGATATCTGTATAGAGTAATCTAATTTTCTGACTCTGTTGTCTTCTGAACCTTTGTTGTTCTTGAGAACAATAATGTCTTCAATTTCTTGATGCCATATCGGAAAGTGAACCGTTGCCGAACCACCTCGAACGCCATTTTGAGTGCAACAGCGTACTGTCGATTCAAACTTTTTAAGAAAAGGAATGACTCCTGTATGTTGTACTTCGCCTCCCCTAATCTTGCTTCCCAATCCTCGAATACGACCAGCATTAATACCAATTCCCGCACGCTGAGCAACATAGCGACCGATAGCCATATCACTACTAAAAATACTGTCCAAAGTATCATTAGAGTCAACCAAGACACAACTCGCAAACTGTCTAAGAGGAGTTCTAATCCCTGCCATAATAGGTGTTGGTATGTTGATTTTGAATGTTGATATTGCGTCGTAGTATCTTTTAACATAAGATAACCTCTTTTCTATTGGATAATTTCTAAATAAAACAGCTGCTATTAACATATACATATATTGAGGTGATTCAAATATCTTACCAGAACTTCTATCTTGAACAAGATATTTGTCAACTATTTGTCTTAACCCAGCATATGTAAATAATAAATCACGATCATGTTTCATAAAACTGTCTAACTTCTCCCACTCCTCGTCACTATAGTAGTTGACTAAATGATCATCATAAACACCATAATTGATGTTTCTAACTACTATGTCTTTCAATGGTGGGTAAATTTTAGAATCTTTCCATTTAGTGTTGAATACACTTTTTCTTACTTGAAACAACAACAGTCTTGCTGCTACATATTGATAATTTGGACTATCTAATGATATTAAATCAGCAGCACTCTTAATCAGAATACCCTGTATCTCTGTTGATGTCATTCCATCATAAAATTGTAATCCTGAGTTCATTTCTACAGCAGACTCTGATACACCAGCAACATCTTTACACGCTGCTTCTACCATTCTATGAACTTTTTGTAAATCTATTGGTTCTAACTCACCATTTCTTTTAACTATTTTAGTCTCGTTCTCACCCACTAACCTTACTCCAATCACTCAAGGCCATCTTTGCTGATAACCCGGAAAATTTATTTTCATTAATTGTCTGTTCGACAATCTTCGCTGATAGACCATTAAGAATCATATCATTGATGTCTTTTTGTGCTATAGACTTTGGCCATAGACAAATTGTAAAACCATCATCAATAATTTGAACCATTTTTTTAACTAGTTCACCATTTCTCGGCTCATTGTCGAATACTACCACAGCTTCTTCTGTTGGTACTATCGATTTTAATTTCGAGAAATCACTACCGCCAACTGCGATAGCATTTGGTAGAAACAGACTGTCAATGGGTCCTTCTGTAACATAAACTCTTTTGTTATAATCGACTGTTCGTAAGCCGTAGATGAGAGATTCTTGATCATCAAATTTTAGTGTTAGATACCTGAGTTTGTTACTATTAAGAGCCCTGCCTGAAACACCAACAAGTTTTCCCTGTCTTGAATAGAACGGTAAAACTAGTCTTGGATCATTTCCAAACACTCTATCTCTATACTTATAATCCAAAGAACTTAGAGATTGACTATTTTCAACATAGTACAATTCGTCCCATCTATCCTTTGGAATATGTCTATGATTAAGATAATCTCTTGCTTGTTGTGCATCAATTGCTGGTACACAACCTACTTTTTTCAACGGATCATCTTTGAAAACTTTTGTAACTTTTGGTACTTTGACTTCTGTAAATGTTGGGTCTTTCTTATAGAACTTTTCTACTGCATACTGTTTCCAG